ACCAAATACAACCAAGAGAGCAACAAGCGAGAGCTTTAGTTGGCTCAAAAATGAACCAAATCTCAACCATAGTTGGCAATGATAAGGCTAAGGCTTCAATTTTTGCTAGCGCTATCGCGAATATGGCGAACGATTATGGGCTAAGGAATTGTAGCGTTGAAAGCATAGTAAATACAGCTATGCAGATTGTTCAAATCGGACTAAACCCAAATAAGCTTTTTGGCCAAGCTTACGTAGTGCCATTTAAGCTAAAAAATGGTGGCGAAACCGCACAACTTCAAATAGGCTACAAAGGGCTTATTAGTTTAGGTATGAAAAACGGCTGGAAATTTAGAGCAGTAGCCGTCTATGATTGTGATGATTTTAGCCTAGAGTTTAACGGGCTTGATGACAAGATACACTTTGCGCCAAATTATGACGAACGAAGCGACGATGACGGCGACTGGGTATTTGGTCACTTAGTAGGTGTGATCGTATATGCCAAAGATAGTAGCGATAATGTCTTTAGCGAGTTTGTGAGCAAGAAAAAGCTTGAAAAATTACGCTTAAAAAGTCAAAACCAAAGCAAAAAAGACAAATTAGAATACATTTGGCTAGACTGGGCAGAGGAAATGTACAAAGCCAAAGCTCTTAAATACGTCGCTTCACGCTTACCGATAAATGATCGCCTAGCCGAAGCCGTAAGTGTAGAGGATGAGCCTATCACAAAACAAGAAACTACCCAAACACCAAAGGCTGGGCTAAACGAGCTTTTGAGTAGTTCGGAAAAAACAAACAGCTCAGTTGGTGCAAAAAATTCACAAACTGAATACATCGAAGCTGCACCCCTAGAGGTTGAAATCGCAACTGTAAAAGAAAATTTGACAGTTGAGCCAATGCCTCTCGATCTACTACAAAGCGAGCTAATAAAACGAGGTGCTAGTGAAACAGAGGCTGAAAAATTAGTTGAAAGGCTAAGCATTGATGACGCCCAGATGTATTTAAACGACCCAAGCAGTATAGACAATTTAATAGAAAATTTAAAGGATAACTAATGAATGTAGGCTATTTTAAAAATCAAACTTTCAAAGCTCAAGACGGCAAAGAAGTAAAATTTATAGGGGGTATGATAAATATCCCCTTTTTACGCCCTATTGAGTGTGGGCTGATCCCAACTCCTGATGACGAGCTAGCTAAAAATCAAAACGCCCCAATATATAAAATAGTGCTTTTTAAGCCTAAAAATTACGAGGGAGCAAGGCAAATTATAGGGGGCATTTGGAACGCAGTAAGCAACGACGGAAAAACAAACTATTTTAAGGGGCATATAGAAACGCCTTTGGTAGCTGGCGGACGTGTTTATTTAGCATTATTTAGCCCAAAAGAGCCCAACGGACTGATGTTTGAAGTCACATGGAGCGCACCAAAAAGAAATAATAACTCCCACACGCCACAAGCTAGCGAGAGTGCAAGCGATGAAATAGATGTGAGCCAATATTGCGATAGCGATGAAATACCATTTTAAGGGGCGAGCTGATAAAATCGCCCTAAAAAAGGATAGACAATGACAGCAGATGAAGTAAAGGCGTTTTGTAAAGAGTATGACTTCACGTATGGCGAGCTAGCCGAAAAGATAGGCTGGGGCGATGCAAGTTTTAGGGCGACTATTGGCAGCGGCAAAATAAGCGATCAAACAGCGGCTGCAATAGAGCTACTACGTGAAAATATTGCCCTAAAAGCAGAGCTTGAAGAGTGGCATTTAATTAAATCTACGCTCAAAAAAGCCCTATCTTAATATATTTTTCGTAAAAAAGTTAAAAATCTTTATAAAAATACAAAAAATAATTAATTATCTTTATATTTTTAAGCCTACTTTAATAAGATACTTATTATAATTCTCTCATAAAGGTTAAGATAATTAACCTTTAAATAAAAAAAGGATGAGAGATGAAAAAGTTCTACGATGACGGAATATCAGAAATCAAGTTGCAAAATGACAAAATAGTAAATTTAGGATATACCCCATCAGGGATATTTGTGTATAATGAAAACGGCGAAATTGTAGGCTTTCAAAGTTATGATAATAGCTTGTTTTACGGCGTAAATGAAGTAAAAGCAGTAAATTTTACAGACGATGATAAGTTTTACTCTGTTGGCGAGTTTGCCGATGAAGTATTTTTTAACTATGAAAATGAGTTTATAAATTAAATAGGGGGGGGGTCGCCCCCCTATTATTAAGGGGTAGAAAATTATGAAAGATTTTAAGAAACTTTGGGATCAAGCAAAAGTGCAAGCAAAAACTAGCAATGGTGATGTGTTTGAAATATATGCCCAGCTATCTGGAGCGCAAATAGTTTCAAAATATAAAGATGAAATAGCAGAAAAATTAAAAAAAGCTGGGTATAAATTTCATCTTGACGACAAATTTTTATACTTGACTACCCTTAGTGGTAAAAATAAAATGATCCCTATTTACACCCCAGGATATAGGCATATTTTTTCAGAAGCAGAGATAATTATAGAGAATAAAAACGGCTTTTGGGAAGAATTTATTTATGAAAATTTTAAAAATGATGAAAACCTGCCAGCAGTAAAAAAACAATTTGATCACTGCGAAAGAGCAGATAAAATCAAACAAGAGCTAAAAGACTATTTTGGGATTATTAATATTTTTGAGAATGAAGATATTAAAAAAAATGAGAAAGAAATCATCGCAAAAAATATCTCAAAACTAAACCCTAATGGCGATAGCGTCCCTTTTGGCGACAAGTATATCATTGCATCTGAAATTTGGGATGGCGAAAATCTTGACGAGGCAGTATATATCACAAACAAGCCTATCTCTCGTGATGAAATACAAACTTATGAGCGCCTCTATTTTTCTATATATGATTTTGCTGGACTTGAAGATGGTGTAATTGAAGAAGAATATACTACTTGTTCGAATATCTTTGAGAAACTTACAAAATTTAGCGAAAAAAAATAAGAAAGGTGGAGAATTCTCCCCACTAAAACCCTAAAAGGGTAAAATAATAACACTGCCTTAAGTAAAATATAAATTTAAAATCCTACAAGGAAACACTTAAAATACTTAAAACAATGTTTTTTCAAACTCCAACGGAGTAAATTCAAGGTTTGTTTTTATTCTCAAATTATGCATCCTACAAACTTAAAACACAATAAAGAAAGGAATAAATAATGACTTATGGCGAAGCGATTGTGAGAGAAAAAGAAAAAATGCAAATGAAAGACGGCGTTTTTGTGATATGTGGGCGACTGCCACCTCGCATGGATTTTGATAAAGCCGTGAAATACTACGGCGAAAAACTAGACCGCTACTGGCTCAGCAAAATCGAACTAAGCCCAGCCTCTAAATTTTCAAAGCAAGAGGTGTTACAAATACTAAAAGGCAAAAATCTAAACGGAGCTAGCGATGACAACGGCTGAATTAAAAGACGCAGCCATTTTTGTAATGGCATATAGCTTCTTGCAAATGGACAGCACCGAGAAGCTAGGGCTATTCATCAATAAAAAGGCGAGCAAATTTATTGACGAGCTAATCGAGGCAATGACGCCGATAGTTGGACACTATCACGCATTTAAAAGGCGGATAGAAACCCAAATAAATGCTTTGGACAACAAGGCGAGCATTGCCAAAAAGAGCTTTAGTACGACAGCGCCACAACTAGCTTGCGATCTGCTTTATTTAAGGTTAGCGCCAAACGAACGCAAAGGGCAAAGACTGGCGCCGATATTAGCGGAGTTTTACGCGGAGAACAAAGACAAGATAGCGTATATATCAAACAAAAGTTGTGATACAAAATACCACAAAGAGGCAGAGGATAGCCAAACGCTGGCTTATTTTTATATTGAGAATATTTGAAAGGGCAACAATGAAATATTTTTTAAGAGAAATTTACTATGCATTGGCGAATTTAGACGAAAGCCCCCCGCTAATAATATTTGCCGTAACGATACTTTGCATCATGGGCAGTTTAACATTTATATTTACCACATTTTTCTACCTTACTGACGGGATTATACTTTGGCGAGGGGTGCATGTAATAGTATTATCCTTGCTGTTAGCAATAGCAATACTATTTTTTGATGCATATATTAGGAAAAATGCAGAACATAAAAACACTAAAGATTAAAGGACATATTATGAATACACTACAAGAAAAAATTGAGATTGTCCAAGCTATGGAGAAAGGTTTAACTATTCAGTATTCTGAAACTGATGGTGAAGAAGGTGACTGGGAAGATCTACTAACTGGTGAATTAGATTTCGGTATGTATGAATATAGAGTTAAACCTAATGAGAACCCAGATGCTAACTTTCAAATAGGAGATAAGTTAGTAAGAGGATTTGATGAAGGTAAGTTAGAACCAGAGATAGTAACAGTAAAAGGTTTTACATCTTATGGAGATTACCTATTCGAGGGAGAGGCTATCCATACTCCTGTAGAAGCTGTAGATGCTAACTATAGAAGCATTAAAGAGGTCTATTGGTGGCACATTATACATTACAAGAAGCAAGATAGATATACCTTAGCTCCAACTATGATGAAGCTAGGTGAGATTAAAGATCGGGCTAACGAAACGTATGAGCCTATGTTTAGTATGGGATTTAGGATCCCTAGAGGAGAAGAAGATGACACTAGAAGAGAAGATTGAGATACTTACTGCTTACAAAGAAGGCAAGACAATAGAGACTTACGACAAAGCGAGTAACGAGTGGTGTGAAAAAATCCACGACATCTGGGATTTTGAATATGGTCAATATAGAATTAAACCTAATAAGAGTGCTAAGTTTAACATAGGAGATACTCTTGTATTTAAATCCTCTGAAGAAGGGTTATGTCCAATGACATACACAATTATAGATATTGACGAAACCCATTATAAGTTTGAATATACAAGCCCTACTCCTATCGAAGAGGTAGATAAAGATTTCATCAACGAAAGAGATGTTTTATGGTACTTCGAGATATACGACTATATCTCTAAAGAGTACTCAATGTATCCTAAGAGAATAACTAGAGCTGAGCTAGAGAAAGAATATGCAGCTAATCACGATACTCTTAGCTGGAAGCCTATGTATGTTCTGGGATTTACGTTAAAGGAGAGCTAATGGAGTTATCAGGTTATAGAGCTTGGGTCTATGGCTCAGACTTAAAAGAATACGTTATGAAAGAAGTAGCTAAGTTAGATTTTTACCTAGATGCTTGTGAAGTATCTATGGTGCATACATTAGCTACTGTGCAGAGAAGTCCTTTTGACTTTACTTATGATACCCATAGTATCGAAGATGTAATCCTTATGAAGGATACTGGTCTTAAAGATAAGGCAGGTAAGCATATCTACACAAGAGATATTCTACAACTACCTGATTGTCGTTCAGGAGTAGTTTATTGGGATAAACTTCAAGCTAGATATGCAGTAGAGATTGTAGGAGATGTCCCTAAAGACCTAACTAAAGCATTCGCTGAGAAGTGTATCGTAGAAGGTAATACTATTGAGACCGCAGATGCAGAAGACATATTAGAGGAGAACTCGTGGGACTGATAAAACTAAAAGGAGAGGTTAGTGAGAAAAATTAAGTATAAAGCATACATCAGAGAATACGACAAGATAGTTAATGTAGAACAGCTAGAACTACTACCTAATGGAGAAGTACAGAGTATCGTAGTAGCTGATTGGGAACTAACTGATGAAGTCTATAGATTTACTCAAGGTCAATTCGTACTAATGGATTTTACTAATTACCTCGATGCTAATGGAGACGAGATATATTCAGGACAAATAATAGAGTGTGATGTGAAACATAATGTTAAAGTCTTTCAAGGATTTAAAGCAGTAGTAGTTTGGGGAAATACATATAAAACTTATGGCATAGAGCATCCTACAGAAGCTTTCTGCCCGCTATGGCATCTCGATGGGTTTAAGATTATAGGTAGTATCTACCAAGATAAGGAGTTACTCAATGAGTAGCCCAGAAAGAGAAAAACATTTAACAGCCATTGAAAACCTAGAGGCGTTTTGCGAGGCACACAATAAAAAGATAAATTTAGTTGAGCAAATACAAGCTCTTTTATTTAAATGCGACGTCCGCTATTTACGGCACGCATTGCGAGATTTGAAAGATTATATAAAGGATAAGAAATGAGCGATACATTTATTACGCGCGATGAAGCCTTAAAAGAGCTAGGCATATCTGCACGATCACTTTATGACAAAGTAAAACAAGGCGCAATAATCGCCAACAAAATAAACTCCAGAGTAATTTATTACTCCCTAAAATCTATACGTGCCTACAAATCAGGCAAAGCCACCCAAGCTATCTAAATAATCACTCCACCACTGCATGAGCTTCGCCCTTGCCTTTAAATTTTTGGCGTGATTGTATGCGTCTTTAACCTTGTTACTCTCAATGTGTGCGAGGCAAAGCTCGATAACATCACTATTGCAGCCGTGCTTATCAATGTTTTCATTGGCGACTGTGCTAAATGTAGCCCTAAAGCCGTGCGGTGTTACCATCTCTTTGTTAAAACCTAAATTTCTAAGCATTATGCGGATAGTATTGTCACTTAGCGGGGCAACGTTTGATTTTATGGACGGAAAAATTAATTCACTTTTTAACGGCAGGCGCTCACGATATGTTTTTAATAAATTTATAACACTTTTTGACAAAAACACTTCGTGGGGCTTTGCCATTTTCATCTCGTCTGCTGGGATATGCCAAAGGCAATTTTCAAAATCTATCTGCGCCCATTTGGCATTTCTAGCGTTTTGCCCTCTTACTGCGGTATATAGTTGAAATATTGCACACGTTTTTACTCTTATATCCCCAAAATAATCTCTTATAGCCATTAATACGGCTCTTATTTCATCATCATTTTTTAAATATGCAAAATGTTTCACTTCTCTACGCCCTAGTAGAGTTTTTTTGTCAATATCCGCTATTATGTTGTGATCTACATACTCGTGTAATAGAGCATATTTAAAAAAGCCGTTCAATATACTTAGCACTCTATCGGCTGTTTCTAGTTTTTCATCCTCAAGCAGTGGGCTAATAGCAAGTATTACGTCTTTTCTACTTATCTCTTTTATATCCATTTCGCCAAGTTTTGGCAATAACAACGTCTCAAACCGCCTTTTCATCCAAAACTGCTGCTTCTCACTCAACTTACTTTTTGTTTTATACCACGCTTCAAAAACTGCTTTAAATTTTGTTTTTTCTACTGTTTGTGTTAGGCTCTCGCCTTGATTGAGTTTTAATCTTAACTCACTTCTTTTATCTCTTGCTTCGCTTAGACTTATTTCATCATATTTGCCCAGTGTTAGGCGGTGGCGCTTACCATTTTCTCGAAACTCATATATGAAAAATTTTGTGCCGTTTGGCATTATCTTAATTAGCAAATTATCGCCGTCACTGACAAAATATGGCTTCTCTTTTGCTTTGAGGTTTTTAAACTGCGTGATCGTGAGTTGGCGTGATAGTTTAGGCATTTTATACCCCTTTGGCTGACTATTTTTATTTTTTTAGCTACTTTTTTAAAGGCAATCAGCCAAAAATCAGCTAAAAAGTCTTTGCTATTACTTGCTTTTTATTTCTTTTTATTGCCGTAAGTTTATGAGATAATGCTTTAAATTATTGTTAAAATCGAGATTTTGTTGCTGTAATTTGCTTATTAATTCTGTGTGTTTCTTAATATGGTGGCGGGCAGAGAGAGATTCGAACTCTCGGCGAGTTACCCCACACACGCGTTCCAGGCGTGCTCCTTAAACCGCTCGGACATCTACCCAAGAAGAAAGTGATT